CCTCGTGTCGGGGTTGCGCTGCACTGCCATGCGCACGATGCTTGGCATCGCTATGTCGGGGCACATGGCTGACTCTTCTGTGGCCGCATGATTTCCGCTCGGAGCTGGAGACAGTGAGTAGACCCTGTGGCCCGATCTATCGACGAACAGGACATTCTCGTCTACCTTGACAGCATCCACGTTTGCCGAACCACGGGAGGTGTACGCCTTGATGTTGAAATTCGTCGGGGTGATCGGCTCATCCAAAGACGACGAGCGCACCGAATGCTCGGCTCCCCCGCCGCCGAGAACCAACCTTGAAACGCTAACGGCCCACTTAATGCCGTCTACCGGCCCAGAACCTAGGGACCTGATAATCGGCCCTGCGTCGCCCTCGAAGTCAATATCAAATGATTGAAAGCTGTCAGTAACGCTTAACCATGCCGTTGATTTTCCAGACCATCCGAGGCGCCCCTCGTGTAAGGCCACCGCTGAGGGGAATCCCCTGTGGTTAGACCACGCTCCCTCCGCCCACTCGACGGTGGGTTCCAGACTGCCTAACGCGCGCACAATGTTACCTGTCACAATGGTGGGGCTGGTGTACCCAGTGATTCGTACCGCGCCCGTGGTGGTGCCGTTGGCGTAGGTAACGGCGAGGGCCGCTGCACCCGAGGTATAACCCCCCGTCTTAAAGCCAATACGATAATAAACAATCTGATTGTCAAGGGCATCATTGAAGCTGATAGTGCCGTTTGTAGCGTACGTTGTGGTGGTGTCTTCCCACAGTCCAGGCTCACCAAGGGAGCGTTGCAGAGTCAGCGTGCCTACCCATACGCCTGAGCGCACTATGGTAAAGGCTCTCGATGCCCCTGTGCCAAACACCCGTATGTGACTTGTGTACGTGTCCTGCGCTATCAGATTCGCGGATACCTGCTGGCCTTGTGTGGTCATACTATACAGAGCGCCTACCTGCTGCTGCTTGAATACCGGGCGCGTCGCCGTTAGCGTAGCGGGGCCTACAAGAGCGCTTGGCGTCAGCGTTGTCGGCGTTACGTTGATCGTGAGGAAAGGGCCGTCGTAGGTCACATAGTCCACAACTCCCCAGCCGTTGCCCGCCCGGCGTTCTATGCGTTGCTGCCTAACCCCTGCGCAAGCGACAAACAGCACATCGCCTGATTGATCAACCCTTATGTCTCTCAGATGCGCTTCCGTCGTCCACGGCGTGGATACTTCCAAAACCCCGGCGTAAATAGTGACGGAATCCACAAGCCCAGGATATGCGTCTGCGTTCATTACCTGAACATAAAAGTCGCCCGTGGGGGCGAAAGCCAGCGTCGTAGTCCCCGGCTTGCACGACGTATCCGAAACGTATTCCTGCCCGGCCAACGTACTGCCGATGCGCACCACGCAGTCGCCCGAGGTAACCTTCACACTGATCGCATGAGCGACGCCGTAGTCAACTGGGTCAACAGCAACAAGTTGATATCGAATAGCTTGGTTGGTTCCATCCCCCGTAAGCGACATGCTGCCGCTTGACCATACCGAAGTGCAGCCAGCTTCATCAGCATCCGTCCAACTGGTGAGGTCCGTTGTAAATAGGCCATTGGTGATCGCTGTCAGAACTGTCGGAAAGGTAACCAAGGCGTCATTTACCCAGAAGCGCGCAAAGCCAGGGATGAGTTCTACCAAAGCGGTGTCGTCCACCGCGAAGACGAATGGGAGATACCGAGCCACCGAGTTGTTGCGCGTGCTACCCACATAGCCCATACCGGGGCGAAGCGACATCGGCCCCAGTTTCTTCGGCATCCAATTGGTTTGCTCCTCCGCAGAAAGGGCCACGCGCTGCACGTCCACGCGAGCAAGCGCGTGGGGGCTTATGACGCCCCTGTTGAATGCGGTTAGAGGAACATTTTGGCGCATCTGGCTTTAACCCAGTAACGAGTTTCCATTCGTTCGGCCCCCGAAGGGCTGGTTTCCCCTACGAGAAGATGCCCATCCCCCCTCCGGTAGGAACTTGGTCGGCCCGGCCATCGCATCCTTCGATAGCGAGTTCTTTAACAGTTGGGCGACATCTTTCTTCAACCCCTCTTTATCCGTAGCGTTGCCTTGGATGCGCCCGCTTGCCCGGAGCGCCGCCGATCCAGCGGTGTAATCCGCGAAAGATTCCGGCCAGAGCGATAAGTCGTTACCGTAGCTGGCGCCGTTGGACACGTACTCGATGTATATATCCTGCAAGGAGGCAAACCACTGGCCCGCCTCTTCCTGGTATTGCAGCAGTGGCGTTTGACAAAACTCGTCGGAGTAGACGCCAACAAGGCGGATGAAGTCCGTCGGCTTGTCGAAGGCATACTTATGCCCGAACGCCGGAGTCACGTCGGGGTTGTAGGTCAACTTCAACGTGCGCTTCGCGAACTTCCACTGCCCTGCTTCCAGGCAGGCATTCACAAGGCCTTCATTCCAGATATCGTCGAGTACGCGCCGGGGTTCCCTGTTTTCTGCAAGGGACGCCAGCTTACGCTCGCCGAGGTGCTGGGTCAGCGCCTTGTTGAAAATGCCTAACTTGGTGGCCATGATAGCTTACGCCAAGGCGCTGAGATCAGCTTCGTTGGCCTCAAGCCACTTGGCCGCATCTTCCTTGCTGTCAAGGCCTTCTTGCACATAGGCCTTGTCCGATGCGCGAATCACCGCCCATTTGCGCTGCGGGCCTTTGAACTCGACGCGGAAAGCTGCTTTGTCTTCCGGCTCTTTGACCTCGCTCAGTTTTGTGAACAACAGGGTTTGCGTCTTCGCGTGCAGCTTGGAGCAGCCAACCACCAGCAGTTGCGCGTACCACGCGCCGCCTTCGGGGATAACTTCGATAACATCGTAGAGCGCGAACTTCTGGGCTACGTGCGCCCAATACGCCGGCTCAAGTACGTCCTTGAACTGCGTCGAAGCCTCCGGCGTCGCACGATGGATATTGCGCGCAAACTCGGCGCCTTTGACACGATTCTGAGTGATCCTCGGGGACGTTACGTTCTTGGCTGCAGTGGGGGTGGACATTCGACAATCTCCTTTACGTTGAAAAGGCCCCAAGTATAACCCTGGGGCCTCCTAGTTGCAACCCCGCTACACCTTAATCGGTGTTGGTTGCGCTACCGATCACGGTGCCGTCGGACAAGTCAACCGCGCCGGGGTAGGTAGCGCTGACGGTGATTACCTTGTGGGCGGTCAGTGCTGTGGCGTCGGTGGTGCTGTCCTTGTGGTACACGATGTCGCCAACTTTCATGCCCAACGAGCCGCCGTTGGTAATGAAGCCGGAGGTATCGGCAGCCGCGGTTGCGTCGGCGGATGCATGGTACCAGATGCGCAAGCCGGCAACGGCTTGGGTAATCAGAACAGGCGGTTCGGAAGTGGAATAAGCCATGGTGATTCTCCTCTCAAGTGTTTGGGTCAGCCCACCCCGAAGGGCAGGCTACCGATTACTGCGCTGCGAAAGCAGAGCCGTCGTGGTTGATGACTACCACACCGCTGTTTTGCAGCAGAGCGGAACCCATGTACGCGCTCACCAAGCAGAACGAGTAATCGTTCTCTTTGTTGTAGTCCGCGTTGGTGGTGATGCCCCCGGAATTGATCGCGTGGCCGACTGCGCTCTTGTGGTACATGAAGCACTTCTCGGCTGCGGTTCCCTTGCCCGGCAGGTTCGGGTGAACGATCCAGTTCACACCAGCCCAGTTGAACATGGTCAGTTGACCGCTGAAAGGCTTGTTGTTCACGTAGTCGGCACTCGCGAACTCCTTGACCTGCATCAGGTATGCCTCGAACGCCGGGGTAATCAGCGCGGATACATTGCCGTCGAACGGCACCGCGTTGTTGCCCAGAATGGTCTTGGCATACAGGGACAGCGACAGGCTCGCGGTAGCAGCGACGCCGGTGTCTTGAGTGGCAGTGTTCAGAGTCGTGATGATGTCGGAATCGACCTTGCGATTCATAACAGCCATCGACGTTTCTTGCATGATGCGGCGGCCATCGCCTTGCGACGCGAACAGGTTGAAGCCGGTGCGAATCGGCTTATCATGCCATTCGACCAGAGTGGCAGAGCTTTGGGTCAAGTTGTCGGCACGACCGGGGATCAAGCCATTCAGGCCACGGGTGACGGCTTCGGCAGAGCCGGAGTCGGCAACCAGGAAGGTCGCGGTGTTGCCTTTGATCTCGACTTCGGTGGTGACGGTTTGACGCGCCAGCGATTGGCGCTGTTCGAAGCCTTGAATAAATTCTTGGCGGTATTGCGTTTGGAAAGCGTGGTCAGACATGATGGGTTCTCCTCAATGTGAAGATAAAAAGTTTCTCTATCCGCAGCTTGGGGTATCCATCTTGCTGTCGTCGCTGGGTGCCCTTTCGGATCAGCAACTAGGCCAACGGGGCCTTACTTGTCGGGTGGCTTTGGAGGGAAACGTCCGCCTGACTCAGGATCAGCGACGTTTCCTTCCTCTACCAATGAAGCCAAAGCTATTCGAAGTGAACAGCCTTGTCAACTACTTTTTCAACTTTGCTTGCACGTCCACCAGATCGCGATACCGGGTTTGCATCTTCTCGGCGTTCGGACCTTTCCAGTACTCGGAATTGCGGTCGCCCATGAGCTTCGTGATGTTGGTCAATTCAGACTCAATGGCTTGTGCGGCGTTGGTGCCCGAACCAGGTACGACGGTAGCTGTGGGGTTGACCTCGCGCGCCAAGTTGGCAAGCCAGCGCTGGATTTTTGGATTGCTTCCGAGCGGTGTTCCGTCGGCCAGCCGGGCACCCATGATGAGCGCCTTACCGTCTTCAGGAATCTGCGTGAGCAAGCCGTCGATCAGGTTCATGTTCAGCTTGTACTCGCTGCCCCACTCTTCCCGCATCTTCTCGTTGGACTCGCTCGTGAACGCTGCGTCCGCTTGGCGCAACTCGGTCACCTGCTGCTCCTGATTATTGAAATACCATGCCAGCGTGTTCTTCACTTGCGCGGGGGTCAGGTTCAACTCGTGGGCTGTCTTGGCGAAAGCATCCACCACCGGCTTGTCAAACTCTCCCACAACCATACCGTCAGGCAGCGTGGTGTCGTACTTGTCCGCGGACTCGGGGATGCCGTTCTCTGCGCGCCATTCAACCAGCTGCTCGGGCGTCGGGTCTGCCGGTAAGGCAGACTTCAGCGTTCCGCTGGCAATCTTGTTCTGCGCGGCGATCAGTGCATCGGCCACGTCCTTGACCGAACCATAGCGGGACAAACGCTTCAGCAGCTTCTCGTCTTCACCAGCGATCTCAGTACGGATGGCCGCCCAGTCTTTCGGGGGTGGATCGCCAGCGGGTGCAGCAGGTGCAGCAGGTGCAGCAGGTGCAGCAGGTGCAGCAGGTGCAGCAGGTGCAGCAGGTGCAGCAGGTGCAGCAGGTGCAGCAGGTGCAGCAGGTGCAGCAGGGTCAACTACGATAGACGGGCCGGGAGCCGGGGTAACGTCAGGCATGGTGCTTCTCCTTCACTGGTTGAAAAATCAATTCTTGTCAGCGGGCAGTAGGCCCAGCTTCATTTTTATGAGCGAAATAATCTGGAGGCCCACCCGGCGCTTACCGGAAACAAAGGCGTGGTCGCGCGGGTCTGGGCGGTAATCCAACTCGTAGGTACCGCAGGCCTCGTAGATGATCCAGTTCAGAGCGCGCTGCTGTTGGTCAGCGGTGGCTACGCCCGCTACGAGCGCCTGCAGCGCGGCAACATCCGCTTTCGCATACTTCGCGGGTTCCTCAACTGGAAGAGATACCTTCTTGACCGCCATTTAGCCCACCCCCAGCGCTGCAGCGGCACCTTCCAGCGCCCCCGGAGGGGCAATCCGCCCAGCTTCGCCCAGCGTTTTCGCTACGTTCGCACCCGCTTGCATCTGCGCCAGCGTCTCCGCCGTGCGTTGATCCTGCATGCGCTTGGCTGCCATACTTGCGACCTGCTCCTGGCTGCGAGTCCACTTAGCCGGCACGCCGATGCCTTCGAGCACATCGCGCAGAGCCGTGGAGGAATCCAGAATATCCGCAGCGGTGGGGTCAAGTTGTACCGCCTGTGCCAGCATGCTATTTGCCTCCAAAAACCGTTGGCCCTTCTCGCGCTCTACCGCATCGTGCAGCGGGGACTCGAACAGGAATTCGATCTCGGCACCACGCAGCCCCGCGGGTATGTCGAATTGCGAGCCAAAGGCACCGCGCCGCATCATAATGTCGAACGTCTTGTCGCAGAGCGGGTGATTGTACTCCGATTCCATTGGCTCGAACAGGGGCAGCGCCTGCCGGATGTATTCCTGCACCCGCTGGCCTACTTCGAATGCCGTCATGTCCTGCCCCGGCGACGGCAGGGCTAGCTTGTTCAGGAAGAACGCCTCGGCGATCATGCCCCTGATCTCACCCTGCATGTTCATCCCGTTGGGGATGCCGCGCTGGTCTTGGGTGATAGGTCGCAGCACTTCGCCCAAGCGCTCATCGTAAACGGAGTCAACGTAGGTAATCCCCCCAGCGTAGACCGCCACGTCCCCTCGAATCGCTTCTTCGACGGCGATCATCGGCGGAGTGACCGCCTTCTCGCCGGCTTCGAGCAGGGTGCGCGTCATCGCCTGGATCAGCCGCGAGTCGGGTAGTGCCGCCACAGTGGCCGGCGAATACGCATACTGACTGCCAGATACCGTGCTCCACCGAGGGATGATGTACTCTTGTTCCAGCAGGCCCCTTTCTTCCAGCAGATGCTTGTGGTCAACGTCGTAGTAGACCGACACATAGGGGGTTTTCTGCTTCTTCTCGCCGACATAGCTCTCGGATGGTAGGATGCAATGCTGCACATTGAACTCTCTGTACGGCTCCTTCGCCACGCACTGCGCAACGTCTCGGTGGATCGTGTTGGGAAAGAGTGTTTTTAACTCGATGGCCGTAGGCTTCCACTTGCGAAACACGGTATCGGCGATGCCGTCGGCATTCTCCACCCAGGCAACATCGCGCAGATGCCAGCAGCGATACAACATCCCACTGGCATCCATGTTCGTGGACACCTGCAGCACCGCTTGCCCGAAGGCGGCGAAGTCGTGATCGCCTTCCTTGGTTGCCCGAGCAAACTGCGTCTTCCTATCGTGCATCGCGCGGCGCATGCGGTTGCTCGCAGCTTCCAACCATGCCTTGCTCGCTTGATCGAGCCTGTCGTAATTGGCTGTCTGAACATGGAACCACTTCTTGCTGCTTGGCCGCAGCATAGAGCCGATGGCGTTGCCGAGATCGCGGCGTGCAAGGATTGGGTAGCTGGTGTAGAGGTTTGATGCGAACTCTTCGCCCAAGTTGCGCACTGTCGTGAAGTCGGCACGCTCAGGGTAGAAGTTGTCCGCGATGGTCTGGAAGAGGCTCATAAGGCTTCCCCTTTTCCCAAAAAGATGTTCACCCTTAGAAATTAACTGCTCAAGGTCGCTAGACATGGTACGCCTCCTTCTCTGCCTGACTTCTCGCTAACGCGGCGGCTTGTACTGTGTCAAACCTACCGATGGTTGTACCTCGCATCATAGCCCTCCACCGGCCTGTGCTTGGGCACCACGAAACGCCGGTCACACCAGAACTGCTTCTAGGATTAGCTACCGCTCTCACTACCTGGGACCTAGCCATTTTTGCCTTTGTACTCTCCGAGGCGTGCTTTCCTGCGCTGCGTTTGTTGCCCTGCATTGCTCTGCTCTTTATTGCACATGCTGCCAGGGACTGCTTCCTCCCAGCTTTGGCGGCTGACATGCGCGCCCTAGCCCCAGGGGTGTGCTTCCGCCTTTGCATAACGCCTTCGCCCCCCAGCGTCATGTTGTACCCACCTTCACCAAGCGTTCCGTAGACGGTAATCGCGCGTTGTTCCAGCGCGCAAAGGTAGGGCCAATCAGAAGCGATGACCAGCGTTTCTACCTCGGCCGCAGCGCCGTACTTGCGTAGTGCGCGGTGTACGGCGTGCGGTGACCCCCTCGCCGATGTTTTAAAATGCTCCGCGAAGCGATCTTCCGCCGTCTTCACGGTGATCCCGATGTAGGCCCTCCCGTTCGGAAAGTCGATGCGGTAGAGAGCGCCCATTATGCGCCCCCGAGTGTGCTGTTTGCCCCGCCAAGTACCGTGCTCTCACGCCCTTGATTCTGCGCCACCATGCGTCGCTGGGCGCGCAACCGTGCGCGTCGTACCGTCTCTGCGTCGATGGTGGGCATTTCGACGGGGGCGGGCGCAGCGGCGGGACCAGCATCGCCCATCCCCCTAATCGCCCCGATACCTTCCTGCATTACGTTAAGCGTGCCGTATTCCGGCGAAACGACGCCGCCAAGCCCGCCGGCGCGGCCATACTGCCTTGACACAGAACCCCTAAATCCGCTCATGGTTATCTCCTCCGCATTATCACTTGGGGCTTGCGTTTACCCCCACTGCCCCAGTCGCCGCCCTGCAGGTTTACCAACTTCAACCCGTCGGTCCACGCCATCACAACGGCGTCACCTTTATCTGTGCTTCGTTTAAGTCTATCACAAACATCCTCTTTCGACTCGATTTTAATGAGCGCCCCCTTCTTACCCGAAGACACCACCTCGTAGGTAGGCGCGCATAAGTCAGCCACCATTTCGGGGTCAGGTGGTAGCGCGATCCTCGACCCCCCAGGTTGCGACGGGTCGAGTCCTTCCCGGAAGCGCCAGTAGGCCATAGACCGGACGTTCGTGAAGCCCAGCAGGTTGTCTACCGTCTTGGCCATCGTGACCTTCACCCCCATGTAGCCTACAGCGTCAACCCCGTTCTCGCGCAAGTGGGCGTAGGCATCGCCTCCCCAGCCGCCTCCGATGTCTATGACGACCTTCGCGTTGTTGCGCCTGTTCGCTATCACCCACCCACCATAGGTCTTCCCGTCTGGGGTGTCCTTGCCCGGCTTGACTTCCAGCCTCGCATAGTAACCGTCGTGGCGCTTGGCCAGCACGGAGCGGTCGGTGCCGCCCTGAGCTACGTCGGCTCCGATAGCGCACAGCGGAACGCCCAAGGGTACCACCGGGGTCCACCTCGCTTGTGCCTCCTTGATCCACGCCGTAGGGATCGTCTGGAAGGCATCGTCCGAACGGTCGGTCAGAAAGTTGCCCGAGACCAGAATCTCGCGCGCTTCGATAGGCAGCCCGGCTAGCGACTTCGCGTACTGCTCTTTGTCGTAGAACGGATTGTCCGTGAATTTTGACGAGATAAAGGTGCGACTCTGCGCCGGCACCTTGACCCCGTGAAGCATCACAACGTCGTCCTTCCCGCGCTCGACATCTTCTCCGCCCTCGGGGTCGGGCAAGAAGTAGCGAAGCTCACCCTCCTGCGCGGGGCGTGGGTGGTGGGGGTCGAGCCATGGCGCGAAGTAGGTTATCAGCCAGTCGCCTGTGGAGTTCAGCGGCGGGTTGCTTCCAAGTACCATCCGGCAGCGCTGCCCTTTGATGTCCGTGCGCATCCAGCCCATAAGCATTCGCACCTGGTACTCGGGGACCTGGGCGGCCTCGTCTACGCAGATCAAGTCGTGCGGGTTGCCCTGCTTCGAGTCGATGCTCTCGCCCAGCCCCATGAATTCGATGATGCCCCCTTCGGGCTTTCGGTACACGGGTCGGTTGCCTCCAGTGGCTGCGCCCTCCTTGCCGACGATGTTGTCGAGCGTATGTAACACGCCACCCAGGTCAACGAAGTTCTTCCGCACGATCAGTGTTCGGTGGTGCTGATTCAGCGCCAGGCCGACTTCAAGCGCGGTCTTGCCGCCGCCAGGGGAGCCACCAAACAACAGCACGTCCGCCTCGCTGACATACGCCTCGAACTGGGGACCCGGTGAGGGAATGAAGACCATAGCCTTCGTTGCCTCCAGCGCGTGCGCACACGCTTCCTTCTGCGCCGCCACGGGCATCGCGGTTAACTTGGCGATGATGTCATCTACTTGCATATCCTCACCGATTGAATAGGCAGGCCCGACGCGGTATCGAGCTTGCACGCCAGTTCTACCGCTTCTTCCGCGGTGAACCCCAGAGTCAGCGCCGCCAGCGCGAAAGACTGCCCACTACCCCCTGCCCAAGGCACACACGCAGGGAACGGGCGCAGGTCGGAGTCAATCTCGTAGGCCTTGCCCTTCTTGTCTACCACCAGCGCGGATACACCGTCTTCCTCTCTGTCGGTGATCACTGGCTTGTCGCCCCCATTTAACCAAGCTACTACCTCGGGCCATAGCGACGCCCGGCCACAAAAGGCTACATGGCTGCCATCTTTCAGCTTGAAAATCTTCGCGCCCGTACCGAAGACGGTGCTGCCTGCCGCAATCCGCGAGTCCGTCGCGAGTGTCTTTCCGTCATACGCAATTGATGTCATTTCGTCTCCTCACTGAATATGCACGCCGTCGGTGTCCACCTTGTCCAGCAACACCTTGCCCAGATTCACCATCGGCTTGCGCACGTTGCGTGTCCACCAGCTTGTACTCTTCGACCTGTTCCACCGGATCAGCCTAGTGGTCGTCAACCACTCTCTAGGCAGTTCCAACATAACAGGGGACATCACGACTACCTGCACCAGAACATCGAGCGTCAGCCCGATAGCCAGCATGAGACTGCCGCACGCCCAGAGCGTTCGATCCTTGTCCCTACTAATCCCACCGGAGTCGCGCAGCGCGCGCATGCGCATGACTGCCGCAAAGTGCACCCACGTCGAGTACAGCAAGAACAAAGAGAGCAACGCCCAGTAAGCCAACACTTCAGCAATCGTTGTCATACATCCTCCACCCAGCCGAACCATGTGCCCGTTACCAACACGGCTTTGTCGCAGGTGAAAGTCATGCCGATGATCGTGCCCTCTTTGAACTTCAAAAGGTGCATCGGGAATCCTGCGGTGCTGTCTTGAAAAGCGATCTCGGCCTTCGGAAAGAACAGGCCCTGCTCAGCAAATTGGTGCTCATCTTCCTCCGTGGCAACGAGTTCGATGTGTACCTGGGCGGCGGCAGTGCCACTAACGGCGCCCCCGATAGCGTCGTGGACGAAAGCCACCTTGCCTCTTGGCACCCTAAGCATGCTCGATCTGCTCTTGATATCCCCCAGCTGAAGGTACTGCAATGTGCTAGCCCCAAAGGCCGCTGTGATGTTCCCCGCGGCACCGCCGCCCGAACCTACCGTGCGCGCGTGCAGCTTCTGTATCCAGCGCACATCGGTAGCCACCATAGGCACGAGGGTGACGCCATTCAAGGTAAGCGTCTCAACCTTCGGGATCAGCGAGCCATCAAGGTAGTGCACGTCCATGGTACGAATTCCCGTGCCGGCTGCTGTGTCGTTGATCGACGAACTTGCAATAGAGGGTTGCACACCGGCTATGGGTGGGACGTACACTGCGCCGTTGGGCCACACCATCCCATTAACCACCGGGCCAGCAGTAACCCTCTCCCCAATGCCATTGAAAGGCATAGCCCCAGGCACTGCCGAGTTACTGAATTGCTCTGTCCCGTCGGCGAGCGGAGGCAAAGGTACGAAGCCACGAGCGATGGCGTAGTAGTAGTCCAGCTGGTAGTTTGCCGCCTTTGTTACCCTCGGGCTTTGCATGTTCCCTCCAAGTTGTAGGCGCTCAGTGATAAGTACCTACAACTTGGCCCTCCGAAGAGGGCCAAAAACATTACGACAAGCGGTAGGTCAGGAACGTCTCAGCTGCGGTCTTGCGGGTGAAGAAGCGCGCCGAGGTGAGTGCCAGCACAACCATCACTCCAGCGCCGGCAACGGTGTGGCCTGTTGCCGCAGCGGTGACTGTGAAGGCATTTACTGCCCCCGTGTTGATGACAGACCACTCGAAGCCTTCGCCAACCAATAAGGCATCACTGCCTGCGAACGTAGCGTCCAGCACCGCGCCAGTCGGGAGGGTGCCAGCTACAGCAGCTGCGGTGGAACTCAGGACGATGCCGCCTTTGATGAGCGCCGAAATCAATTCACCGGTTGCGTTTAGTGAACTATGTGCGGCCTGGGTGCGGATGACGGTGCCCTCGTCGGTAGATGCGACAACTGTACGACCAAACGCGATCAGACGCTTGGTTGCCGACAGGCCAAGCAAGCGCCCGTGCAGCGAGGTGAGGACTTTAACGGTAGAAGCCATGGTGATTCTCCTTTGCTGATTATGCCCGGCCACAAGGACCGGATTGCTTACCGGGTGGGCCTACCCGGTGGAGGTGCTACTTCTTCGGCGGCTTGGGGTGCTTGCACTTGGGCATGGCGTCCTCCTATCCGTTGGTTACCCTGTCATAAACGTGAGCGGGCAGCTTCGCTTTAACCTGAATCTTCACGCACTGGGCGTGAACTCTACGCTTGAGGGGCGGCATGGTTTGCTGCACCCCTGTTACAACAGCGACATCTTGGCTCCTCGACGCGCACATAGCCACACTCAACATCGCCAGTATCGCAAGCACCTGAGCGATCTCGCGCACAACTCACTACGCCGAGAACTGCCCTACCGCGACCACCGTAACACCTGCACCAGTCGTGACTTTCCACGGGCCGGTGACTGCGCGAGCACCGATCTCGACCACGACGGGGCCGAGTGGCGCAGACGCCCCTGTCTGGATGACGATGGCTGTGGCACCATCGGTCAGCGTTACGTCAGCGGTGGCCACCGTGATGTTGTTCAGGATCAGGCGAGTGAGGAAGTCACCCTTCGCCCCTACGCCGCCTAATACCTGGGCGGCCTGGCCGGCGGCTACCGTCTCGTAATCATGGCCCCCGTACTCATACGACTCGTTCGCTTGCTTTACAGATGTCATGGCTACTTCTCCTTGTGGGTTGCATTCATAAACAGATACGCGATACGTCTTGCAGCGTCATTGATGTCACTGGTCCCGCCTTGAGGCGTGGGCGCGGGCGGCGCATTCTTTCCGCCTTCGGAATTGTCGGCCATGCCAAATGCCTGACGCTCCAAACCGATCAGAACCTTCAAGACTTCGGCCAACTTCTTGAAGCTGTCCACTCGTCCAGGCAGGTCGATCACTTTCTGGTAGGCGTCGTTCAGCTTGTCCACACCCCGATCATTATCGCTGCGCAAGACTTCGCCGAGGGTCGTGAAGGCTTCAAGGTTATCACTCGTCGTCTCGATCTCGGCCATGAGTTTCTGAGCCAGCGTGCGGTAGCGCGTGATCTCGCGTTGGTGAGACAAAATAAT